GCCGCGCAGCAGCAGCAGGTACTCGAAATGCAGCAGGCCGCGCAGGCGGGAGTGCCCGGCGCGGCGCCGGAGGGGCCAACGGGACAGCCTCCAGTACCCGCCCCCGGCGCCGCGGTCGGCCTCCCGGCAGGCCCCGCCGATGTGCCGATGGCCGCGGCGGGTGGGTTCGTCAACGAGACGCTCGGCGACGTGGTGGGGCGCATGTACTCCGCGCCCGGCATGAGGGGGGCCGAGGGTGGCCGCGTCAACCGCTATCCCCAATCCCGCCCCCCGCCCCCGAACGGCGGCTCCGTGGCCGATGATGTGGCGGGGATCGAACACGATTACGCGCACCTGCTGGGAGCGAACTAGATGGCCGACACGGGCGACCCACGCCAGATCGAGACGGTGAAGCTGGCCGTGATGGTGCACGAGCACCGCGACAGCATCGACGTGCAGAACGTGGTGAAGCTGCTGCGCTGCCGACTGGAGACGGCCAAGGACATGCTGGTACGGATGAACCCGTGGTCGCAGGCGCCTCCCGGATCGTTGCTGCACTGGCAGGGGCAGGCGGAGGCCGTCGAGAAGCTGATCGAACTCATCGAGGATGGCCCGGAAGAATTGCGTGCCGTCCAGCCCGAGCAACCGGAACAGGAGTAACCCATGCCAGGCCCGAACCACGAACAACCGGCCACTACTCAGGCCCCCGCTCCGGTGGCCGCCGCAGAGCCCAGCGACACAGACCTGGACGCGATGTTCGACCGGGAGTTCACGGCCGAGGTCCCGGACCCCAGTGTCCCCGCGGCGACGGCCGGCGAGAACCCCCCAGCGGCGGACGACCCGGCGCCGGCCGATGGTGGCAGTCCCGGTGCACAGCCGGCGGAAGCCGCCCCCGCCGCGAAACCCGCTCCGTCCAAGACCGCGGAGCCGGCCCCGGCGCCCGCCCCCGTTCCCGCCGAGTCCGCCCCGGCAGAGCCGGCCCGTCCCGAGCTCCCGAGCCCCGAAGAAAGGGCGGCGCTGATCCGCGCAGCCAAGCGCCAGATCGAGCGCGAGGAGCGGGAGCTGGTGCGTGAAACCGGCCGGCCGCTGGAAGACCCCGCCGTGAGAGCGGCGGAATCCGAGGGAGACGAGGCGCTGGGCACACTGCGGGACGAGTACCCGGAGATCTACAAGGCGATCATAGCCGCGACCCGCCCGTTCGTGCGGCGCGACGACATGGAGGACTTCCAAGAATCCTTGCGCGAGCAGGTGCAGGCCGGGACCATGTCCACCGCGACCGAGGTGGCGCTGACCCAGGTAGTGGCGGCGCACCCCGACTGGTCCGCTGTGCTCGACAAGAACAACCCGAAGAGAGCAGACCTCCAGGCGGCCGTGTGGAAGGTGGTGGACGATCTGCCCCACAAGCAGGCCGTGACGCTGGAGAAGGCGCTGCTGGAAGGCAGTCCAGCGCAGGCGGCGCGTGCCATCGCGGAGATCAAGAGCATCGCAGGCGTCAGCGACGTTGCTGCGTTGCTGCAAGGCGGAGGCCCGCAGGCAGGCCCCGCGCAACCCCAGGCGCCCGCGGCCCCGCCGCAACCGGCGCCTGTCAACCAGGAACGCATGGTGGCGGCCCAGGCGATCCCCGGCGAAGGAACGCACGCTCCTCACATTCCGGCGCGGCCGGCGGGTCTCCCGCTTACCGACCAGGATCTGGATCGTGAGTTCGACAAGGCTTGGGCCGAGGCATAGACGCCTCGCCCCCAACCACAACGCTTAGGAGATCGAGATGACAATCCCGAACACCACGACCACCCAGCCGACCATGGCCGATGTCCAGGCGGCGGGGGCATTTCTCAAGCGGGGCCAGCCCTACTACCTGCTCGACATGCTGAGCCAGCAGGGGCTTGCCATGAACATGCACGGCACCCGGGTGGTGAAGTTCCGCCGCTACGAGCGCATGGCCGCCATCACCACCGCCCTGAGCGAGGGCGTCACTCCCGGCGGGCAGCAGTTCGTGCCCACCGACATCACCGCCACCCTGGCGCGCTACGGAGGCTGGGCGCCGGTGACGGCCGAGGTGCTGGACACGAACGACGACCAGCCCGGGGCGATCCGCGAGTACACCGGGGTCATGGCCGAGCAGGGATCCGAATCCATGGAGCGCATCGGGTGGACCACCGCCGTGGGCGGCACCACTGTGGTGTACCAGAACGGCACCGCGCGCACCGATGTGAACACGGCGCCCACGCGGGGCAAGCTGCGCTCGATCTGCGCGACGCTGGACGGCAACCTGGCCATGCCGATCACGTCGATCCGGCCCAGTTCGCAGAACTACAACTCGGTGTCCATCGAGCCCGGCTACATCGCCGTGGCGCACACCGATGCGTCATGGCGCGCTTTCCGCGACGTGGACGGCTTCAAGAGCCACTCGGACTACGCCGCCGGTGCCAAAAAGAACGAGGCGGAGTTCGGCACGGTGGAGGGAATGCGCTTCTGCAAGACCCAGCTCATCCCGAAGTACGTCGATGGGGGTGGGGCCAAGGGATCCATGCAGTCCACCAGCGGCACGAGCGCCGACGTGTACGTGACGATGGTGTTCGCGCGCGAGTGCTTCGGCACGGTTCCGCTGAAAGGCCGCAAGTCCATCACCGTGAACTGGCGCCCGCCCAAGGTGGATCACGCCACGCCGCTGGCGTCCTGGGGCTTCGCCTCCTGGTTCACCTACCGCACGCACGTGCGCCTCAACGAGGCGTGGATCACCCGTTGGGAACACGCGATTCCGGCCTAAGGGCCGGATGACCACCCGCCGGGGCGGCCGGTGAACAACAAACACTGAAGCGAGGAGATCGACCATGACGACCCCCAACACGAGCGGCGGGCTGCAGGAAGCGGATTCCGGCCGCCGGGACGCTCCGATGGACCGCGCGGACCTGCGCCTGCTGTGCAACGTGCTGATGAACCACTGGTACGGCGACGTGGAGCCCGGCGTCGCCATCGGCACGGACAAGGCGAAGTTCGAGCTCAACGGAGCCACCACCTGCCTGATCGGAGGCGTGCCGCAGGCGGCCCTCACCGGCGCGCCCACGGACTACGCCTTCACAGCCGGGCACACGTCGCTGGGGAACAGCGAGGCGTGCAAGATCCTGGTGATCGGCAAGACCACCACCGGCGTGGAGACGCGGCAGGGGCCGATCGTGGCCTCTTCCGTGACCGAGGCGCTGACCGAGCTGCCCGCGGTGCCCGCCGGCTGGGCGGTGCTGGGCGAGATCTACATCAAGACCGGGGCGGCCGAGACGTTCGTGTTCGGCACCACGGAGCTGGACGCGGGCGCGACCGATGCCACGTACCGTGACCTGTTCTGGGCGGACACGGGCCCGAGCGCCCTCATCAACACCGGCACGGCGTAGTCTCGCTGGCAGGAAGCGCGGGGGGCGGCCCCGCGCCAGAGGTTCACCACAGGCCAACGGGTCGGGGGTCGTCTCCGGCCGCACCTCATCGAAGGGAGTCCTGTCATGGATAGCCGATACGTTCTCTACAACCAGTCGCGCCTCACCGAGCTGCAGGAGCAACTGGACGTGGTGCTGGCCCTGCTCGCGGACGGGGGCACGACCGCCGCGCTGCTGGATTCGCTGGTGACGCAGATGAACATCATGCTGCGCTGCTCGCAGAACAAGTCCTTCACGCTCGCCGGCCTGACCATCGGCTCGGTTGCTCCGGAGAAGATCAAGGCAGCCAACTCGGTCACTTACCTCAACGACGGGCTGCTGTACACGACGACCACGTTCGAGACCACGTTCGGCGCCACGGCGGCCACGACCGTCCCCATTTCCAGCTTCACCAAGTACCTGGTGACGCTGAAGGCCGGCACGCCAAAAGTGACGGAGGGGAACAACGCGGCCTCCGCGGCTCTGGCGTTGCTGCCCGCGGTGCCGGCGGGCGAGGCCCCGATCGGATACCTGCAGGTGGCGACCAGCGCCGGCGGCGAGTTCATCCCCGACACCACCAGCCTGGCCGACGCCGCAGTGACGGACACCTACGTGGACCTCGCCTGGCCGGACAGCGGGGTGGACGCCCTGACGGCGCTGGCGGCGCTCACGCACCCGACCGACGCCGCGCTGGGCGCACTGGCGAAGTTCATCTAGCGCGAGTCCGCACCACGCGCCGCCGCGGCGCTGGGCGGCGCGATCATCATCCAAGGAGGGCCGCATGGCCAAGGGCAAAGGCAGGAAGCGCACGCGGTATTTCCGCACGCTGCAGGAAGTCCACCACGCGAACCCGCAGACGCTGGCCAAGTACATCCGCGAGAGGTTCTCTCAGGAGGCCGTCTCGGCGGAGGGCCGCGAGAGCTTGCGGGAGCGGGTGCTGAAGCTGCACGAGGTGGAGCGCCGGCCGCTGGCCGACGAGCCCCCCGCCCCGCCCCAGTCCAAGGCCGATGCCCCGGCGCCAGGCCTTCCGGCGCAGGCCGGCAGCATTCGTCCGGCGCAGGCCGGCAGCATTGCCGACGTGGCCGGGGCCTTCGCGGCAGGGGTGATGGAGAAGTTGGGCGTCAGCGCCCGCAAGCCCGACCCGGTGCCTGAACTGGACGCCTGCGAGCGGTGGGAGGGCACCACCCGCGTGACCGGGGAAGGGGATTTCCCTGAAGCCGCGCAGTACCCGGTATTGCTCCACTACCGCCGCGAGCGCGATTCCAACGACCTGGTGTACTTCCGTCGCCTATCCGACAGCCGCCGGCTGATGCTGGGCAAGACGGTGGAGTTGTTCGAGCAGGAGCACTACCAGGGCGCGGTGCCGGCGGGCGTGAACGGGCTTATGATCTACGTGCCGCGCGCCAAAAGGGTCGGCGTGCCGCTGCCCCACTTCAACAATCTCCGCCAGTCCTTCGAGGCGTACCCGATCTACGGGCCGGAGCACGACATGCCCGTGGGACGCCAGACCACGCCTCCGCCTCCGCCCCCGCCCAGGCTGGGCAAGCGCCAGACCTACGCCATGGCGGTCTACGGCGACTGCCTGTGCGATCCGGTGACGTTGGATGTGGTGGTGGAATTGACGCACGTGGTGTCCACGATGGAGTCCATCCCGCCCGAGAAGATGGAACTCTCCCACGCCGCGCTGTAGCGATTCCAGGAGGCCCCGATGCTGGTCACGGTGGCGGATGTGCTGGGCCGGGTTCGTGGAGCGATCCACGACGAGACGGCGGGCGCCTACCGTTGGAGCGATGCCAAACTGGTGGGCTACCTGGCGGACGGCGCGATGGAGCTGGTGAACTGGCGTCCCGACGCCGCCACGGTGCGCGAGGCGCTGCAACTCACGGTTTCCGAGGCGCTGCACGACATCCTGCCCGACGACGCCATCGCCCTGCTGGACGTGACCCGCAACATGGGCGCGGACGGCGCGACGCCGGGCGCGGCGATCATCCCGGCCGCGCTGGAAGAGATGGGGCGCGTGGACCGCTCCTGGCTCTCTTCCACGCCGGACACGACGATCCTCAACTGGCTGCAGAACCCCGCCGAGCCGACGAAGTTCTACGGCTACCCCCGCGCGCACGCCACCACCCAGGTGTGGGTGGAAGTGCTGTACAGCCGCGTGCCGCTGCCGATGATCTACCGCAGCTTCGCCACCACGGACGTGGACACGGGTGCGAACACGATCACCATCGTGGGCCACGGGCTTGAAGCCGGGCAGACGGTGGTGCTGCCCACCCCGGACAGCAGCCTGCCATCGCCCCTGACCGCGCGCACGGTCTACTACGTGCTGGTGACGGACGGGGACACGATCCAGCTCGCCGCCACCCTGGGCGGCGCAGCCATTTCCCTCACCGATGTCGGCGCGGGCACCAACTACATCGACTCCGAGCTGACCGTGCTGCCGCGCTACCGGGCGCCACTGCAACTCTACGTGGCGGGGAGCGCGCTGATCGAAGACCGCGAGGAAGGGGAGCCGGACGAGGGCAAGCGCTACCTGGACCTGTTCTACACCTCCATCGGCGCAGCCAAGACCAAGGCGGCGTAAAGGCGACCCATGGCGACCCTCAACGACTTCTTCCACCTGGTGGAAGGCGAGGTGCCCGGGGAGGGCGTGCCGGCGATGCAGCGCGCCATCCGCGCCTCCATCCGCGAGTTGTGCGAGCGCACGCACTGGTGGGCCGAGACGCTAGCCACCGCGGTCACGCTGGTGGAAGACACGGCAACCTACACGCTGACCCCGCCGGCCAACGCGGAGATCGTGGCGCCGGTGAAGCTGTGGATCGTGGACGAGCACCCGGACATCCCGCTGCTGACGCGCGACTGGCTGGACCGCAACATGCCCGGCTGGGACTACAGCACCATCACCACGTCGCGGCTGCCGCAGGGGTTCTTCGTGCCCAGCCCGGGCAAGATCCAGTTGATTCCACCGCCCAACGCGGAGGCGGTCACGGACGGACTGACGATCGTCGCCCGCGCCGCGCTGAAGCCTTCGCTCACCGCCACGACCATCGACGACCGCTTCCAGCAGGCGGAATCGGCGGTGCGGGCCGGCGCGCTGTACCGGCTGCTCGACACGGCCAAGCCGTGGGGTAACGTGAAGCGCGCGCGGGACGAGGAAGCGCGCTTCAACAGCTACGTGGCGGAGTACCGGGTGCGCGTTATGACCGGCGACGGCACCAAGCGCCTGGTCGCGCAGACCGGGGCGTTCGGCTACAACGACTCGTTCCCCCGCTAGGAGGCGCCGATGGCGGAGTGGACCGGCACCGATTACGCCCTGCTCACCGCAGCCCTGGCGGCGACCCATGCGGACATCCAGTCCACCAAGGCGTTCCTGCGCAGCGGAGAGGGCGTCGAGGCGAACCCGCTGCTTGGAGAGAACCCGTCCAACGCGAAGCTGAATGCGGCCGGGCTGTTGGCCGCTACGCTCGGCACGGGTGCGGCGTTCGCCGTACCGAAGGAATGGCGCAAGCCCCTGCTGGCCGGGTGGGCCGGGATGGAGGCAACCCTGGCGCACCAGAACAAGAAGGTGGGGGCGGGCCAGGGCGAGCGCTCGTTCGCCGACGTGATGAAGAAGCCGGTCCTGGCCGCGCTGGCCGCCGGCCTGCTGGCGCACTACGGCCTGCCTGTGGAGGTAGGCCCGACGCCGGACGGCAAGGGTGTCGGGGCCGGCATTGTGAGGAGGTTCTGAGCCCATGACCTCGATCCGGGTGCTGGGACCGCGTGGAACCCTGCCCGCCGTGAAGCCGCGCCAGTTGGCCGACAACCAGGCGCAGAGCGCGATCAACCTCAAGCTGGGCAACAACGAGGCGCGCCCGCTGGACGGCCCCAGCACGGTGGCGACGCCATACCACGGGGCCGACACACTGGCGATCCACCGCTACCCGGACACGAGCGGGGCGCTGGGCACGCCTGCGGCCACGGCTGCCGCGGTGGGGTCGAACATCCGGCACAACGCCCTGTCCCCGGACGAAAAATGGATGGCGGTGGCGCTGACTTCCAGCCCCTATATCGCCGTGTACGCGGTGGCGGACGACGCGCTCACCGCTCCCACATCTCCCAGCGGCGCAGACATCCCGGCAGGCCAGGGGCACTGGGTGGCCTGGAGCCCGGACGGGCTCTACGTGTTCCTGGGCCACGACACCACCCCGTTTGTGAGCGCGTGGCCGTGGACGGGAGACTGGGGCACGCTGGTCACGCCGGGCACCG